ATACAGAGCTTCTGAAACAGAAGACAGACGTTACAAAACTTGGATTACAGGTTCTGCTGGCGGCGCTGCTACTTCAAGCTTAGACGCTATGGAAGTACACTTCTTGTCTGAGAGAGCTGTATGTACTTTAGGTGCAAACAACTTCTTCTTATTCCAAGAGTAGTATTATTACCAAGGGAGGTTTAACCGCCTCCCTTTTTTTTAAATCTAATTAAATTTATATAATGAAAAAAAATGCATTAGTAGACAAGGTCTACAAACTTACTAGAGATAGAGCCCCGATATCTTTCTTATTACCTTCAGGAGGCTCAAGAAGACAACCCTTATTACATTTTGACGAAGACAAAGGAATCAACCGAGTGTTGAGATATTCTCCTAACCAAAAGTCTTGTTTTGAAGACGAGCAGGATGGACAAGTAGTTAGAGAGCCTATTGATTTTGTTGATGGTTTTTTAAGAGTTCCAAAAAATAATCCTGTACTGCAAGAGTTCTTGTATTATCACCCATTAAACGGGAAAAAGTTTATTGAGGTTAATGAAGAAAAAGATGCGGCAGCAGAGATTGAACAATTAAACATAGAAGCAGATGCTCTTATTGAAGCTAGAAAGCTTTCAGTAGACCAGGTAGAGACCATATCAAGAGTTTTACTGGGAAGAAATACAGAGCAAATGAGCACGGCAGAGCTTCGTAGAGATATATTAATCTTTGTTAAGCGCGACCCTCATACGTTCTTAAAAATGGTTAATGACCCTATGTTAAAGTTACAGTCTAATGTTCAGTTATTCTTTGACAAAGGATTATTGTCATTTAGAAATAAACAAAAGGAAGTATGGTTTAACACATCTACCAATAAGAAGAAGATGTTGACTGTGCCTTTTGGGGAAGACCCAATGTACATTGTATCATCGTATTTACAGAGTGACGATGGCATAGAGTCTTTGAAAATGTTAGAAAAATTGCTAGAAGATTAGCGGTTGTGGAGAGAGGTCAAAAATAATTGACCTCTTTTTTTTTGCTTATCTTTGTAAAAAAGAAAGCGATGATAAACGCTGTTAGAAATACAGTTCTTGCTATCCTTAACAAGAATAATTACGGTTATATATCTCCATCAGATTTTAACTTGTTTGCTAAGCAAGCGCAGTTAGATATTTTTGACGAATACTTTATATCTTACAATAATCAGGTTAACAAACAAAATGGGAGAGTATCAGGAACTGGATACGCAGATATTCAAAGAGGATATGAAGAAGTAATAGATACTTTTTCAATCACGGCAAGCTTGTCTCAAAGCGTATTAAATGAATACACAGTTCCTACCGCAGCAACTACAGGTTCGGATTATTATCTTTTAAATAAGATTTTAATTTATAGCACGGTTACTTCATCAGGAACAACTACTGCAACTGGAGGAGGTAATACGCAGTTAATAGATTCAGGAGCAACATTTCAAACAGATGGAGTGGCAGCAGGAGATGTTGTTTCTATTGTATTGTCAAACTCTGTAGTTACAAATTTAAAAGTGGCTTCTGTTACAAATCAAACAACAATAGTTTTGAATGTAGCTTCTTTGACTATAACAGGTGTCCCTTATGCTATTTATAAGAAGGCTGATTTAAAAAATGAAGCAGAGCCAGTTAGTCATAGTAAAATAACTATGCTTACTAAATCAATGCTTACTAGTCCTAACACTACTTTTCCTGCTTATACTCAAGAAGGAAACATATTAACCTTATATCCTGATTCTGTAAGCCAAATAGGTAGAGTGGTATCGCAATATATTAGATACCCAAAAGACCCTAAATGGACCTATATTTCACTTACAGGAGGAGAACCTATATTTGACCAGTCTCAATCAGACTATCAAGACTTTGAACTTCCTCAAGACGATGTAAATAATTTAGTGGCTAGAATATTACAATACGCAGGTATGTCTATTAGAGAGATAGCCACGGTGCAGTTTGGTCAAGCTATAGAACAACAAGAAAACCAAGAACAATAGTATGGCATATTTATCACAATATCAATATTACGAAAATGCGGGAGCGGCTCCTACCAATAAAAATTGGGGGTCTTACCAGTATGTAAGCTTGGAAGATATAGTAAATAATTTTCAGTTGATGTATTCTGGAAACCACTCGCTAGTTAATAACGAGGAAAGGTACAAGATATTGTTTCATGCAAAGCGCGGGATACAAGAGCTTAACTATGATGCGTTTATGGAAGTAAAAGCTTTAGAGCTTACTGTATTTGATAATCTTACTTTTGTTTTACCTAACGACTATGTAAACTGGATTCGTATATCTTTATATAAAGACGGATGGCTTAGACCTTTAAACGAGAACATTCAGGTTAACTCTGCTCAAGCATACTTGCAAGGAGCAGGGGGAACTCTTACATTCAACTCAGACGGCACTGTAATTACTACTGACTCGCAGCTAGATACTGAAAGAAAAAACGGTCAACAAAACAGTATATATTTAAATCAAAATAATGCTGATGACCAAATACCCGCTGACACCCAAGCTAACTGGTATGCAGATTATACTATTGGAGCGCGTTATGGTTTAAATACAGAAACCGCTAATATAAATCCTACTTTTAGAATAGATAAAAAAGCAGGAGTTATAAACTTTGATTCTACAATGCTTAATGAAAGCTGCATATTAGAATACATCTCTGATGGAATGGAGGGAGGAGATGATTCTCAAGTTTCAGTGAACAAACTTTTTGAAGATTACGTTTATGCTTATATTGAGTATGCTATTTTAAATAGCAAATTTAATGTTCAAGAGTATATTATCAATAGAGCTAGAAAAAGAAAAACAGCTCTACTTAGAAATGCAAAAATTAGATTAAGCAATATTCATCCTGGAAGATTATTAATGAATCTTAGAGGAGAGAGTAAGTGGATTAAATAAAGATGGCAAACATTCAAAGAAATTTTATCGCTGGCCGTATGAACAAAAGCCTTGACGAAAGGCTTGTTCCGAATGGTGAGTATATTGATGCGTTAAATGTAAGACTCGGTTCTACGGAAGGCTCTGAAGTAGGTTCTGTAGAAAACTCAAAGGGTAATACCATTCTTACGACATTAATGTTTGATAATATTGAATTAAGCAATAACGCCAGGTGTATTGGAGCTTTTGAGGATGGTGCGAATGAGACTATTTATTGGTTCGTACATGACCCTGCTTTTATAGCTAGTCCTAGCGCAAAATTAGATTTAATAGTTTCGTATAATACCAATACGGCTAACACAACATACAACGTAATAAGCGCTAATGATGGAACTAATTTAAAAACCACTCTTAATTTTAGTCCTTATCATTTAATTACTGGCGTAAACTTAATAGATGATTTGTTGTTTTTTACAGACAATTTAAATCCTCCTAGATACATTAATATAAACAGGAGCTACATTGCGCCTACTTCAGCGCCCTCTTATTTCGATGGTTTTTCTCCTGAAGCTTTATTGGTAATTAAAAGACCCCCTATTACCGCTCCTACAATTCAAACATTAAATCTCCAAGGACAGCAAGACGATTTTTTAGAAGAAAGATTTATATCATTTGCGTATAGGTATAAGTATAGCGATAATCAATACTCTGCAACTTCTCAGTTTAGTGAAGATGCGTTCACACCTTCGTCATTTAATTTTAGCTACAACAGCTATCTTAATGAGGGAATGAAAAATACTAAGAACGCTGCAATAATAACTTTTAATACAGGCAGTTCTTTAGTTACGGGCGTGGAGCTTTTATTTAAAGAATCTACAACAAACAACATTAAGGTTATTGAGTTTCTTGATAAGTCAACATTAGGATATTCTGATAACACAGATTATACATATACGTTTGATGACAGAAAGATATTTACTCTTTTACCTGATTCAGAAATACTAAGACTATACGACAACGTACCTAAGATAGCTAAGGCTCAAACGGTCATGGGTAATAGGCTTGTATACGGAAACTATAAAGAAGGGTATGATTTAAAAGATAAGTTTAATCAAGATTTAAGGTTAGAGTTCTTTGCTAGTTTAAATAGTACGGTAATAGCTACATCTGAATTAATAGACTCTACTGGTCCTGGATATTACTCGATTGGTCCAACACCTTCTACAATAAATAATTCTATAGTATTTTTTGATTTATCAAATCAAGACGGAACAACAATAGAATTAACAGCTGGGTCTAGTATTACTTTAGACTTTACGATAGTGCATAGTCAGTTTACTGGAACTACTCCAGGAGCAACAACTTCAAATGTCGACATAGTATTTGATTATACTTTGCCTACATACTTTCCTAATGCATATTCTCTTGCAACAAGCACAGATTTTATTGAGAAAATAGGAACAATTGCAAACATACAGACCGTCACTAATGCTTGCAATGGAGCTACTTTAACTGACCAGGTTAATTGTGCATTACCTTCTACTCTTGGAACATACACTAAAACAGCAAGTGGTATAAGCAATACAGGTGAGCCCATTGGAATTATATCCTCTCCGGCAAGCAACACTATTGGTATTCAACTAATAGCAATGAACTATGTTGATGGGGCTAATAATGCTTATGAGTTTTATGAGGTTAACAGCGCAACGGCTAGTTTTAGAAATACTGATACAGCTAGAAGTCTTCATAGCAACAGAGGTTATGAAGTTGGTATAGTATATATGGATGAATTTAACCGCTCGTCTACGGCGCTTGTAAGCCCAAATAATACGATACAGATACCTTGTGCTAATTCAATAAATAAAAACGAACTACAGGTTACTATACCACCTCAGCAGTTAGCTCCAAGTTGGGCTACTAGATATAAGCTTGTGTTGAAACCTACAGAGACGACATACGATACTATTTACTCAAGTATTTATTTTAAAGACCCTGGAAGTAATGCGACATACTTTTTACTAGAAGGAGAGAATGCTAACAAGGTAGAAGAGGGAGATAGATACTTTGTCAAGTCTGATAGTAATGGTCCTATACTTAGATGTGTAGAAGCTACAGTTTTAGAAAAAGAAAATAAGTCGGCAGATTTTATTACTCCTTCAAATGGTTCGGCAGTTCCTTCGGGAACATATATGAAAATTAATCCTAATAACTTTTCTACAGTTAGAGAGGCTGACGATATAATAACACCAGGCTCTAAAACAGAATCTCAAGACACAGCAAATCAGTATCCTATATTGGTGTACCCAATGAATCTTGATGTGCCTGACCCTAATATTCCAGGTAG